CGGAGATTATCGTTCCGCAACGGATAATCTGTCGCTTGAAGTGGCCGATGCCATTCTTGAGGTTATCCTCGAGAATGCCGTTTCTGTGCCTGTTTCTGTAAAGGAACATGCTCGGAAGGTTTTGAGGCCAATTCTTTACCGCGAGTCAGGTGGTGAGACTGTTGAATTTGAGGTTAGCCGTGGTCAGATGATGGGGTCTTATCTTTCATTTCCGCTCTTGTGCATTCAGAATTTTCTTTGTTTTGAATACATGAGGAAGAAGTGCAAGATGGGATTCGTCCCTTTATTGATCAACGGTGATGATATCTTGTTCCAGTCTACCCGAGAGTTCGCGGGGCGGTGGATGGACGGTGTGAAGACGCTCGGCCTCGAGGTGGAGTTGACAAAAACGTCGGTTTCAGCAGATTTTGGTACCCTGAATTCAACCCTGTTTGAGTGGGCTGGGGATTACCTTGCTGTTGTTCCGACTCTGCGTTTTGGTCAACTGAAACCCGTCGAGTATGTCAATTCTCTGGGGAAAACTTTCTCTGACTTTGTGAGAGGGCAACCTACGGAAATTGCATGGAGGGCGGGAAGGACTTTCTTCTCTTGGCATGTCGCTAAGATGAAGTCGGTTCGTGCCCGTCCTGATGAAATGGGGTTCCGTGGTGCTTTGGCCTTTCGCTTGTCGAGAATTTTCGGCTTGCTTGACGGAGACCTGAGGATCTTCGAGCTGCCGAGAGCGCCTACGTGTCATAACGTAGTCTTGTCTCTCGATCATGTTACCATGGTCGAGAAAGCGTCTCTCAGTCCTGAGCTCGAGGTCCTCAATTCCCGCGAGATGGCCTCTTGGAAGTTTTCAGTAGAGTTCCAGACGAAGAGGGAGTCCGCCCCTCTCAGATACTGCCTGCAGTTATCTGAGCTGAGGACCCCTCGCGTGGACTGGACTACTGCCCCGGTGTGGCGGCGCCTGACGGATGGCTTTTCCTGGCGTCAGGTTCGGAGGAAGAGGTTCTTTAGACCTCTGGTAAGCGGTTCGAAGGTCGTTCCAGTCTTTGATAGCGTTCTGCAAACACAGTTTACGCGCGACTGGGAACTGCCTCCGACTTACCAGGAGTCACTGGAACCCGAGGTAACGGCTGTTGAGCCGGTCGAGAAGTTGAGGGGGGACCCCGCTTTCAATTTGCCTGATATCTTTTACCGTCGCGAGAACGAGGTACCTGATATCGTGTGGTGATGTCGAAACGATCCTGCATTAACAGGATGACTCGCTTCTAGATCGGTGCTAGGGACTGTGGGGTGGCGCGAGGCTTGAGCCGTGTCATCGCCAGGTATGAGGACGCACGTCCTTGGAACTGAGCCTCTTGGCCCATGGGCAGCTAACGTCTGAATGAGTGTAAGACGTCATCGTACCCAATAACAAAAGAAAATTGTAGTAGGATGCTACGTAGTGGTTCCCTCTCTTCCCATTGTCAGACTCCCCATGGTGTTGACCCCTGGCACATTAAATACCAGTGTGAGTGGGTGAATCTGGATGGGCTGCCTTCTCTTTGTGCTTCCAGCCAGGTGCCTTCCGTCGTGATCCGTAGGGTCGAGCGCTCCTGGTAGTTGCGGCCGTTGATTCGGTAGCAGCGAGGCAACTTCGGTTGTCGGGTCGAGTAGCTGCTCGATGTCTGGCCGGCTCTTTATAGAGTAGGCAATCAAATACCCAAACGGAAAAGAAGGCAGAGAGAATGTAGTGAGGTGAAGAGGAAAATGAAATAGTATCTGATGATAATGATTGGAAGTTGTTAGTAAGGAAAGTGACGCCCTCTGAAGGGCAGAGGTCCATGGTGATGGAGTAGGGGAAAAGAAAAAAGGAGACGTAGGTACGCCCGTAGTGGTACTGAACTCCCGACCTGCCGAGTACAGCG